AGCAGGCACCGATCGCCTACGAACAGCAGTCAGCTCCCCTGACATTTGCCGCATAACGAAACGAACAGGTGTCCACTCATCGGGGACAAGACCCGTTCGAGGAAATGACCGCGTCCACACTCGCGTCATCAAGTGGCAGCTTCTCGCGCAGGTCAGCGGATGCCAACTGAACGGATCCGCCGTGGTTGCGAAGCCGTTCCCGAGCCTTTGCCAGTGACTCGACTTCCCGGTCGAAGCCGATGACCCGTGCTTTGGGGTGCCGCCGTGCGAAGGCGGCCAGAGCAGGGCCGGCACCGCAGCCAAGGTCTACGACGGAGCCCTCCGCAGGGAGGTCCGCCAGCTCGATGAACCGGTCGTGCAGCGTCTCGTTCGTCTCGGACATGACCGCCTCCCCGACGCACCACGCGGTGCATGCCTCATAGAGCACACACCATAGGACGTATGCGCTGCGGATGGCTGTAGGCCGACACCCTCCGTACGTAAGGAAGTTGGCTGGTGGCAGCGCGGCCGATGGTGCTAGGGCGGGGTGTTCACCGCCTGGGCCGGGCACTCAACGGCACGGTCGTCAGAAGGTCATGCCGTGCGACGGGTGCCTCGTCGGGGGCTGTCTCGTCGAGTATCTGCGCAGCGCGGCGTTCCAGAGCTGAGACGTTGGCGGAGTTGTCGATGGTGGCGACGCCGTTGACGGTGACCTTGAGTGGCTCGGCGACGAGTGCGGCCAGACGTTCGTGGAGCACCTCCAGGGCGACAGACTTGGCGGAGTTCAGCCGCTCGTATCGGCTGGTGAGGTCGCGGGCATCGGTGTCGGGCCCGAGCTGGGCTTGGAGCCAGCGCAGTACATCGCTGTTCACACAGCTCCTCGAAGAGGCGGCGGGGAAGAGACACGGCATCTGCTCCTCCCCGCCGCGCGGGTCGGCCCTAGGCGGGATTCGCCTTCCGGGCGGATGGTTTGCTGGTCTGAGCAGGCGGCTGTCCGCCCTCCCAGCAGCGCGGGTTGGTGATCTGCTCGGCCACCGCCGGGTCCGTCACAGGCTCGCCGGCGAGCAGCACCACGGGGATGCGCTCGACCGGGTCGAGAACATGGACGCTCGCGGCGAGCAGGCCGAGCGACTTCACGGCGGCGCTCACAGGACGGTGGCCGTGATGTGGCAGTCCGGCGAGTACAGGACCGGCATCGCCGCGGCGGCACCCTTGGTCCAAATCTGCACTGGGTCGTCCTCGACGTCGCGGGTGATGACGATGCCGGGGGCGTCCTCCCGCTCGATCTGCGGGTTCGTGCCACGGGAGAGGGCCAGGGACTCGGTGGTGGTGCCGTACTGGGTCTGGCCCCACTTCGCGCGGTCCGGCGGAAGCATGATCCACCGGTCCTCCGGCAGCACCCGCTTGGATACGTCGTCCTGCCACACCTGAGCCTTGTAGAACGTGACCGGCGGCAGACCGTAGTTGCCGCGCACCGAGTTGATCTGCTGCGGGTTCAACGTCGCAGTCGGGGTCTGCCCGCCTGCCGGGGTGCCGTAGTAGGCCGCCCTGTAGGCGCCGTTCGACGCCAGATGCGACCACGCCTTGCGGGACGTGAGCACCATCTCCGGTGCCGGTGCGCCGATGGAGTCGAGATAGTCGATCCACCGCAGCTCGTCCGCGATCGGGTCCGCCGCAGGGTCAGACCACGGCTTCGGTGCCGTCGGCATGTTGGCCTGCGGGACGCCGTAATCGGCCTCGACCGTGAGGCCGTTCTCTCCGGTGAGGGTGAACTTGCCGTCCAACAGGACGTCACCAGCTGCGAGTTCGAGGCGAGAGCGGATTGCTTCGACGTGTCGCTCCACATCGTCGTACAGCAGCTCCACCAGCCGGTCCTCGTCAGCGCCACGCGAGGCGTCCAGGAGAAGCTGCTCCATCTCGCCTACCAGGAGCTTCTGGCCGAGCGCCGGCAGGGTGCCTTCGGTCTGCGTGGACTCGGCCTGCCGCTTCGCGAACGGCACGCTCGTGTCGTACGCCCGGTACGAGGCGGCGTTCACGCGGCGCTTGCTTTGCCGGATGCGCCACTTCACATCCTGCACCTTGGCCTCGGCGAACACCATCTGGGTGAGCAGGAAGTCGCTCGGGTTCGGGATCGTACGTGCGTAGACCGTCAGGTCGGCGACGGAGACGCTCTTCAGGAGGTCGGCGACACTCACGCGCTCACCGCCCCGAGGAAGCGGATCTGCGCCCCGGCCAGGCTCGGAGCGATCTTGGCCGGGTCAATACCGCCTGGGATCTTCGCTGCGTTCACGGTGCCGTGCCAGAACAGGGCTGCCGGGACCTTGGTGACGCCGGGAGTGAACGGCGCCTCGGCGTATACGAGGCCGGCGAACACCTCGCGGCCGTCCTTTGCCGCGGGATCGTATGCGCCAAAGAGCCCGGAGGCGGTGACGCGTCCGACAGGTACGCCTGAGCGGATGTAGCCGTGCGGCTGGGTGGCGGTCGGCTCGACGTAGTGGGTGTTCTTGGTGAGCTTCGTCAGGTCGAGGGTGATGGTTTCCGTGGAGTCGGTGCCGTGCCGGGACGCAAGCCAGTCCCGATTGGCGGTGACGGTCACGGAGGTGGTGTACGGCTGGATGTTCAAGCCGTCCTCCTGGTGATGCGGTGCGGTCGCGCACTCACCGGATGGTGGAGCCGTCCACGAGGAGATGGGGCGTGGTCCCCAAGAGCGCGGTCTGTCAGACCAACTGGATCATTCGGTTGCCGAGAGCAGTCCGCGCCGGCGGGCCATCTCCAGTCCCGCCGCGCCTGCCTTGCGTTCAACAGACCCGGGACGGGCAGGAGGGACCGATGCAGGGGCACCACCAGGCGCGGCCGCAGATGTTCCGGGCCTCGTGTGGGGCGTCGGGCGGGCGAACAGCTCGGGCCGGCGGTCCTGCAGTGCCTGGACCGCATCGTTGAGGACAGCATCATCGGCGCCCTCTGGTACGCGCAGCAGAGCCACAGCGTCATCGAGGTCATACCCGGCGACACCGGCGCTGGCCAGAACTGTCCGACGAACTGCTTCCTGCTCCCGTGCCAGCGCCGCGGCCTCCCGAGCGGCTGCAGCTTCTTCGCGCTCCACGAGCAACTGCTCTCGCCGCTGCGCCTCAGTGAGCCGCTCCTGCTCCGACTCGCGGGCGCCAATGATGAACTCTTCCAGCGCCGATGCACTCGAGAAGCCCAGCTTGTCGATCAGAGTACGGACAGCAGCCCGCCCGCCCTGGTCCTTCTCCCGGGCCATCAGCGTGCTCAGGTGCTTCTGGCTGAGGCTGACAGAGGTCTCATCGTTCGAAGAGTCATCGGCGGAAGCACCGAGCACGGGATAGATCGGACGGCCATCTCGGCGGTAGCCGAGCACAGTTGACGGTGAGGGCCTGCTACGGGTCATCAAGAGTGCTGCTCCCCAGACGGCCCCGCGCCAAGATCGAGTCTACGGAACGCAAGCCGATACTCCCCGGCACGGGCGTTCAAGACTGCAGAGCGCACGAAAACTGGCCCGGCCCCCGTGCGGTGCACAGGGGCCGGGCCAGATAGGCAGCGGGCTAGATGCCGTGGGCTTGGGCTAGCCAGCGGTGAAGGCGATGGCGTCGTGGCTGTGGATGCTCTCCAGGTTGCGGATGCTCACTGCGTGCCGAAGGCCCCGATCCCGGCAGGAGGCGCTGATCGTGCGGGCCATGTCCTCGACGAACACCGGACTGTCGTACGCCTGCATGGTCAGGACGCGCTCATCGGCGCGCTTCACCAACGGCACCACCGGAGCCGAAGCGCAGGACGAAATCAACCGCACGGCGCTCTGAACCGGCAGAGGGTACGGGGTATCGCCCTGGCCGGTCACGGTGAGCGTGACCTGGCTGCGCTGATTGTGCGCGCCATAGTCGGAGATGGCCTTGGAGCACGGGCAGAGGCTGGTCACCTCCGTGGTGACGGCCGTCTTCACCGTCACATCGCCGTTGTCCCAATGCCCTTCGATACGGATGTCGTGAACCTGCTTCGACTCACGGCCACTCGCCGGGGCGACCACGGTCGTGCTGATGGGCATCGCCATCGCCACAGTGATGGCGGGCGCATCCAGGAGATCCGCACCGGTCTTGAGGACAGTCGGCAACTGGCGAGGATTGAACCGCTGCAGGTGCTCGTGCACGAGAGCAACCATGCGGCTCATGTGCGTGCCACGCCGATCGTGCTGGAGCCTCACCGTCACTTCGAAGTCGGCGATGCCCTCCTGGCGGAGGTAGCCGTCCTCGAAGCTCACGGGGTATCGGACACCGTCGATACCGACCTTGTCGAGTTCGATGCCCCGAGCGTCGGTCTCGTTTTGGATGTCGTGCATGCTCACTCGCCCCGGTATGTGCAGCCCGACGTGCATGTTTCTCGAACCGTCAGAGCCGAGAGGCCCGGCAAATTGGGCTGGAGGCGCTCCCAGATCCAGCGGGCCAGGACCTCGCTGGTCGGGTTCTCCAGGCCCTCGATGTCGTTCAGGTAGTAGTGGTCAAGCTGTGCCTCGATCGGCTTGAACGTCCGCTTGAGGTCACCGAAGTCCATGACCCAGCCAGCCTCGGGATCAACGGGCGCCTCGACGTGCACGATCACCTTGTAGGAGTGGCCGTGCAGCCGGGAGCACTTGTGGCCCTCCGGGACGTTCGGCAGACGGTGTGCCGCTTCGAACTTGAACTCGCGAAAGATTTCCATTTACTGAATTCCCAGATACTTGTGCGTCTGGAGAGAGAGGATCCAGCGCGGGTTCTTCATGCAGTAGTCGACCACTGCACGGGTGTTGGCCTCCAAGTCAGGGCCATCCATTGCTTGAAGGCGGAAGAACCTGAAGTCCAGAGCTTCGAACTGGGCAGGGTCTCCGCCCAGTTGAGGGTAGACCAGCTTCAACTCGTCGCCCTTGGTGACGACGAGTTCGGAGCCGATCTTGGGGCTTACACACAGCCAGTCGATGCCCTTTGGCGGCACGCGCGTGCCGTTCGTCTCGACAGCAACCTCAAAGCCCCTGGCATGTAGGGCCTCGATCGCTGCTTCATCGAGTTGAAGGAGCGGCTCGCCTCCCGTGCACACGACGAAGCGATACTCGGCGGACGCCGAAGGCCAGGCTTTCTCAACGGCGTCAGCGAGGTCATCGGGCGTGGCGAACCTGCCGCCGCCTTCGCCGTCGGTGCCCACGAAGTCGGTGTCGCAGAACTGACAGATGGCGCGGTGGCGGTCCTTCTCCAGCCCCGTCCACAGGTTGCAGCGTGAGAAGCGGCAGAAGACCGCTGGGCGGCCCGCGTGACTGCCCTCGCCTTGGAGGGTGTAGAAGATCTCCTTGACCAGATAGGTCATTCTCACGCGTCCTGGTACTGCACGGGGTCGGTGGTACCAGCCTCGGCGAAGCCCTTCAGGCGCAGCAGGCAGGTCTCGCAGTGACCGCAAGCGCGCCCCTGCTCGTCGGGGTCGTAGCAGCTCGAGGTGATGGAGTAATCCACGCCCAGACGCAGGCCCTCGCGCACGATGTCCGCCTTCGACATCTCCATGAGCGGCGAGTGGATGGTGAGCTTCTGCGTGCCTTCGACGCCGGCGCGGGTCGCCAGGTTGGCCATCTTGGTGTAGGCGTCGATGTACTCGGGGCGGCAGTCCGGGTAACCGCTGTAGTCGACCGCAGTTACACCAGTGAAGATGTCACTGGCGTTGACAGTTTCGGCGTACGCCAGAGCGAACGAGAGGAAGATCGTGTTGCGTGCAGGCACGTAGGTGATCGGCACGCCGCCTTCCTCGGTGTGGTCCAGGGAGTCGTGCTTGGGCACGTCAATGTCGGAGGTCAGTGCGGAGCCACCGAAAACGCGCAGGTCAATGTCAGCGATGACGTGCCGTGCGACGCCCTGGGCCTCGACCACGCGCTTCGCGGCCTCAAGCTCCACGCTGTGGCGCTGGCCGTACCGGAAGCTAAGGGCGTACGGCGTGTAGCCCTGGTCCTTCGCGATGGCCAGAACCGTGGTCGAGTCCAGACCGCCACTCAGCAAAACGATCGCAGGACGTCCCATGCCTTACTCCCTAGTTAGACCATCGTGTACGCGTGCAGCCTAGCGTGATAACTGGCAGGTAGAGTAACCGCCATCAGGTACTAGTTATGGCTGTCAGGAGTCGAGCTGCGTGAGGCAACTATCGCTGGTGGTTACGTGCACTGACCGCAAGGTCGATACGCCGGACGCGGCTCTGTGCGCCAGGAACTTGCCGAAGGGCAGCGTGAAGCAACGCTCCAGTAACTGGCAGAAGCGCATCCAGACAGCGACCGCACGCGGCGGAGCCTCCCTGCCCTCGCTCACGGACCTCTACCGCGGTGATCACTGGACCCGGGCTCGCCGACTGACGGTGGCTGCCTCGGCTGCGGGTTTCAGGACGCAACTGTGGGTGGCATCGGCAGGGCTGGGCCTGCAGCCGGTGGAGCCGAAGACGCAGACTGCGCCTGCCTATGCTGCAACGTTCAGCACGCGGCACGCCGACTCCGTAGCTACATCTGCTGCGGAGAATGCCCAGTGGTGGGGCCAACTCCAAGCGGGATCCGGCCAAGCCCAACTCCAGGAACTCGGCCAGCGGGGGCCGGTGCTCATGGCGCTGTCCGAAATCTATGCAAGCGCCATGGAGGAGGAACTCCTAGCTCTTGGAGCCCTCGGGGGTGAGGCGCTTCTCATTGGCGGCTTGCGCGAGATCCCTGGAATCCACCGAGTTCGTTCCGACGCTGGGCTGCGCCATGCCCTGGGGGGCACGTTGACGAGCCTGAATGTGCGTATGGCTGAGTCGTGGCTCCAACACTCCAAGGACGGCACTCTCATCTCGCCGGCCACGCAGAAGGCGTGGAACGAGTGGGCGGCAGCCATCACGAAGCCAGAGCAGTACAACCGACAGCCCATGTCGGATGAAGACGTGATCGTCTTCATCAAGCGGGAGACAGCGAAGCTGCCAGGCGTCTCCCGCACACGGCTACTGCGAGCCTTGCGCGATGACGGCAAAGCCTGTGAGCAAAGCAGATTTGCGAATCTATACAAGAGGACCATGGGGGAACGGTGACAGAAAACGTCATCCGCCGCAGGGCACTTCGGATCGAGCAAAATCCGGGTATCCCGCTGTATGTGTTTGCGCTCGAAGCGGGAGAGATTGACCGCGTAGCCGACGTGGCCCGGATTTCTCGGGACGAGGCAGGCAGACTGTTCGGGTACCAGAGGGCGGAAAAGAAGCAGCATGTGAATCAGATCCTGGAATACCTCGACAGCGAGAACGTGCTGTTCCCTAACGGCCTCATCCTTGCTCTGCCCACCTCGGTACGGTTCCGGGGGAGCCGCGGGCCGAACAGTACGGACGGCCTCTCCACGATCGGGACGTTGGAGATTCCCCTGCCGGATTCGTCAACCGCGCCCAGGCCTGCCTTCATTGTGGACGGTCAGCAGCGAAGCCTTGCCCTCGCACGTACTCGGCGGTCCAAGCTGCCTGTCACAGTGGCTGGCTTCGTGGCTGAGGACATTCAAGTACAGCGTGATCAGTTTCTCCGCGTCAACACCGTGTCGCCCCTGCCCGGCAGCCTGGTGACGGAACTCCTCCCCGAGGTGCATACCAAACTCCCGACGAAGCTGTCCGCGAAGAAGCTGCCTTCCGTCTTGGTGAGTGCTCTGAACCAGGACGCTGATTCTCCCTTCAAGGGACTGATCAAGCAGGCGTCAACCATCACGGATAAACGGTCCAACGCTGTGGTGAAGGACAATAGCTTGATCTCGGCTATTGAGGAGTCCCTCAAACCATCGGGTGCATTGTTCCCGTACAAGAATCTCTCGAACGGCACGGTCGACACTGAAGCAATGCGCAACATTCTTGTCACATACTGGAGTGCTGTGCGAGACACCTTCCCTGACGCCTGGGGCGTGTCTCCTACCAAGAGCCGCCTCATGCACGGCGTCGGCATCCGCTCGATGGGGCGACTGATGGACCGAGTCATGGACCGCGTGCTAGCCGACGCAGCACCAGGTTCGCCGGAAGCCTATGAGAGGGCTAAGGCCGAGTTGGCGTTCATCGCGCCACACTGCCGATGGACCAAGGGGCGCTGGCCGGAACTCAACACCCCGTGGAATGAACTCCAGAACTTGCCGCGCCATATCAGCAACCTAACGAACCTTTTGATTCGCATCTACCTCCAGTCAAGGACGAGCGCGTCGTGAAGTTCTACTTCCCTGATAGTCAAGACCAGATCTATCCCAGGTATGACTTTATCCACGATGAGTACCCCGATGAGCGCCATCGTCAGCGGGACGACTTGTATGCCCATCAGGCAGTGAAGCCGGCCCCTTACGACGGGATACTGGTCAGCAAGGCCATCGTAGATGGGTCAATTAAGGGAGCCGGGAAGTACAGCGCCCCTCAGAGGGCGCGGCTTTATCGCGACGGTGTGAGAACCTTTTTCGGGCTGCCTGAACCGATGGAGAGCCTAGGCGACTGCGGATCCTTCACTTACATCAACGAAGAGCGCCCGCCTTACGAGACTCCTGAAGTTCTCCACTACTACACTGAGTGTCGATTCAATGCGGGAATCAGTATCGACCACGTGATCTTCGGGTACCGGCCTGACGCTCCCGACGAGGAGGTCGATGAGGCGTGGCGAACGCGTCGCGAGCTGTCACTCGACTATGCGCAAAAGTTCTTCAAGGCCACTAAAAGTCACAATAGCCTGATCACTGCCGGGAAACTGCATCTGGAGCCAGTCGGCGCAGCGCAGGGCTGGAGTCCGGCCAGCTACGCGGATAGTGTCGTGCAACTTCAGAAAATGGGCTACAAGCGCATCGCCTTGGGGGGCATGGTTCCGCTGAAGACGCCGGAAATCATTGCTTGCCTTGAGGAAATTTCCAAGATTCGCAAGCATGACGTCGGCTTCCATCTTCTCGGAATTACCCGTATCGACAGCATGGAACGCTTCGCCGATTATCACGTCACTAGTTTCGATAGTACATCGGCATTCCGGCAAGCCTTCATGGATGAGAAGAATAACTATCACACCGCCGATGGTTCTTACGTTGCAATTAGGGTTCCCCAAGTTGATGGAAACCCTACTCTAAAGCGGCTGATCTTGGCGGGTGTGGTTTCGCAGTCAGCGGCAATCAAAGCTGAACGTGAATGCCTCAAACTGCTGCGCCAATATAGAGACGATGAGGATTTCGACGTGCAGGAGGTCATCGATGCTTTGCGCGCCTATCACGCCCTCATCGGTGACGCCAAGAAGCTAAAGAAGGTCGACGACTACAGAGAAACTCTTGTCGACCGTCCTTGGGATCGCTGCCGGTGTGAACTTTGCAAGAAGCACAAGATCGACATGGTCATCTTCCGCGGAACCGAGAGAAACAAGCGTCGCGGATTCCATAACATGACTGTGCTCGAAGCTAAGATGCGCAAGCTGCCGCTCACATAATCGCCCAGACCGCGCACAGCACTCAAAGTAACTCAAACAGGAGATGATGTGGCCGACCGCTACGTTCTGAAGGTTCCCGCCCTCAAGGTGCTCCAAGGCGACAAGGAGATCTACTGCTTCGCTGTCGACGGCAAGAAGTTGGAAGACTTTGCAGCCGTCTCGCGCATCCGCCGCGACAGCCAGAGGAAGCTGCAGGGGTACCAGCGGCCTGAGGTCCTGAGCCACATCCGCTCGATCCGCCGCTACCTTGAGTCCGAGGGCGCGATGCTCCCCAACGCCTTGGTTCTCGGCTTCGATGATCGCGTCACGTTCGAACCTGCGGTTCGCGGCGGCAGCGTGAGCTACTCAATCCCCGGCGAGTTGATCATCCCGGTCGACGAGTCACTGGCTGACGACGAGAAGCCGGCCTGGCTCGTGGACGGTCAGCAGCGCAGCGCAGCGATCAGGGACGCCGACCTGGCAGAGTTCCCCATCGCGGCTGTCGGCTTCATTGCGTCTCAGGAAGAGCAGCGGTCGCAGTTCATCTTGGTCAACTCGACCAAGCCACTGCCCAAGGGGCTCGTGTACGAACTCCTGCCGGAGACCACCGCCAAGTTGCCGCGCTCGTACGCGCGCCGCCAGCTCGCCGCGAAGATCATGGTCATGTTGAACATGGGAGACGGCCCCTTCTGCGGAAGGATCAGCAGCCCCACGTCGCCTACCGGCAATATCAAGGACAACAGCATTCTGAGGATGTTGGAGCACAGCATCTACGAGGGTGCCCTCTTCCAGTACCGGAATGCCGAGGACGGCTCCGGGGACGAGGAGGCGATGCTGGCGCACCTTCTGGGCTTCTGGACAGCAGTCGAGAACCTCTTCGAGGATGCGTGGAACAAGCCTCCCAAGGATTCCAGGCTGACTCATGGCGTGGGCATCCAGGCCATGGGCTATGTAATGGATCAGCTCACCACAGGCGTCCACTACGACAAGGTCAACTGGGACAAGATTCGTATCAGCCTGCGCCGACTCGAGAAGCACGTCGCCTGGACTCCCGGCGGCACGTGGAAGTTCTCGAATGGCGAGGAACGCAACTGGAACGGCCTCCAGAACACGGCCAAAGACGTGCGGCTGCTCAGCACTCACCTGCAGGCCCTAGTCAGCAAGTAGTCAAAGCATTGCGGTTCCAGATGGTGGTCTCCTTGGACAGGCCAGGGAGACCACCACTGCGTTAGCGGTCTACTGCAGCCGAGCGAAGACCGGTCACTGCTGCTCGCAGCATGGATGCCGATCCGCTGCCGTCTGCGTAGTGGATGCGTTCGGTACGGGCGTGCTGCGTAATGAAGCCGGTCGCAGCGTGCTTCGCGCAGCGCGTTGCGATAACGACCAGATCAGCGGAGCGTGCTTTCTGCCGAAGCTGGGGACTGCCGACGTGGTCGCTGGCCTTTGTGGTGTCCACTGCGGGGGCAAGCTGCTTGATCTCCTCGGCGCAGCGCGTGAGCACAGCGTCGTCCAGGGAGTAGAGCAGCACTTTCATGGGCGGCAGGTCTGAGAGCGAGAGCTCACGTTCATCGTCGTCGGAGCCGACCCGGTCCTGCCAAGAGAAGTCGACACTGAGTTCCCTTGAGAGACGCTTGGCGAATGCCAAGTCGGCTTCGTTGAGCCGTCCTTGATGTCGCCAGAGAGGCTCCAGCAGGTTGTATGCGAGTTTGCTGCGCGCGTTCAGGTCCGGGCATGCGACCAAGAACAGCCGGTCGACGAAGTCCAGCGCAGTTGATGCCCGCTCAGGTGAGACCCATCGACTGCTGTAGGCGCCGATCTCGTCGAGAAGTTCGGCGTAGGTGTGCGCCGAAGGGCCAGTTCGGAGTGCGATCTCTGTGAGGGCCTGGAGCGCGGCGAGGTCGCCGGGGCCGAACCGGTCGAAGGCGACTGCGTTCCGAATGAATGCATGGGCGGTTAGACCTGCGGGAGCTACATATCCGTCGGCGTCAATGAACGCTCCAACCGCTCGCCAGGCCTCCTCAGCAGCTTGATTCTCCAGCCCGTCCAGGAATTTGGCGAGGGACGCGTCATGGACTGCGGGTGGAGCCCACGCAGTCCAACTGCGCTGTTCAACTGCCGACTTTCCTGCACGGCTGCCCGCGGCTACGGCCGCGAGGAAGGCCGGCCAGGAGTCGATCGTCGGAATCTTTTTCGACACATCGTCTTCAGGAACTTGGGGCACGGGCTCTGCCACGACGGGAGGTGCTTCCTCGCCGACGCCTTCAGCAAGAACGCGTTGAGCGTCCTCCCAGACCAGCGGGGATAGTTCGCCGATGCGATCTGCGTTCCGAACGGCTTTCACGAGACGACGCAGAGCAGGCAGGTCCTCAAGGACGGTGGCCGCCAGCAGAAGAACAGCGACGGCCTGTGCACCGAGCCTGCCCGCATCGGTATTTAGCAGGGCAGGGACGAAGCGGCCTCGTTCTTGGAGTTTCGCCCGTGCCGATGAGAGGTCGCCCTCTGCGAGAGGCTCCTCCAGCGCCGCGTACACAGCGGTCAAGATTGCTTCCTTGACCGGAAGGGGAGGGTCCTGCCGGATGGCGTCAGGCAGTTCAGGGAGTTGGAGAATCTCCTCACTGCGGCCGAGCCGGTCAAGCCGCTTGATCCTCAGGTTCGCGAGGTTGGCTGCGGTGACACCACCAGCCGCCGCTAGGTGCTCAAGGACCACGTTCGAGGCGGCCTCAGCGCCCGCGGAGAGCGACGCGTCGAACTCGGCGAGAAGCCGGCCGATCGGTTTGGCCACGCGCCACATCCTGGGAGGACGCCGAGCCTCGGTCCTCTGCATCAACTCCAGGGCCCCGGCCAGGTTCCGGCGGTGCTCAAGCGTGCGCCCCGTCTCCAGACGGAAAGTGGTCCGCTCACCAGCGAAATCGCGGATGGCCTGCTCGATGGGATCATCAGGGTCCAGCCAGGCGGGCTGGATCCCAACCTGCTCGTCATACGCGATGTACGTCGGGCCAGCGAAAGCGCGGATCAACTCGGCTGTTTTGGCACGCTCACCAGGTTCCCGGGCAATGACGTACACGACGAAACGATCACGGTCCGTATAGACGCGCGGAAGGACTACGGGTGCGTCGTCGCCGCGTCGAATGGCTTCGACGAACGGCAGCGTGCGGTCCTTGTAGCGGTAGTCCGGATCGAGATTCGGCCAGACGCCGTTTCCTGGGCCGAAGAATCGGTGCAAGAACCCTTCGAGGGCCTCTCGCTGCTGATTCTGGGTCTGTGTCACGAGCCACTCCTCCACCGCTGAGCCAGGTCCAGCCGCGCCTGACCGGCATCTGGCCCGCCCACCTTGTAGGTGACCAACTCATCGTTCTTCGCCATACCGCGCACCGTGTAGTTCATCGACCCGGTGAGAATCCATTCCTGCCCGCACAGCGTCTTCTCGTGGACATCGGGGTCGCGCTGGACATGCACTCGGTCCAGTTCTGGGGCCTCGATCCGACGCAGGAACGCATCGTTGTGAGGGTCCGGGCGCGTGACCACGTGGATGTGGGCCCCGGCTCCAGCGATGCGTAGAAGGGCGTCTGAGAGCCGCCAACTGCTGGGCGGGACGTCGCCAAAGAAGGCGTCGTAGGTGCCGTGGCTGTTGTCGATGACCTGCACATCCGTGATCCACGGCGAGACCAACCACAAGTCGTGGCTCGGGCTGAGCATCTCTGCCATCAGCGCCGCAGACAGCATCGAGTCGATGCGCAGCCCTGTACGTGCACCTGTGCGCACGGTTCTGGTCAGATCCTTCACTGGGTTGCCTCCCGCAACTCCACCCGTACACGGAGCTCATCTCGATGCCTGGTGTAGCCACGGACCTCCCCGTGGACGCGCAGGACATCCCGGTCCACCGGCAGCGCCGGCACGCGGACCAGGGCTTCCGCCAGGGCCTGCGACTCGCCTGCTGGGCAGACGAGCTCTGCGGCACCGTTGTCGGTCATGGCCTTCTGATAGGCAAGGACCCAGTCGCTCGCTGTGACGTCCACCTCGGGCAGACGGTCGTTGTGAGCCTCGCGCACGAGGAGTCGATCCAGTACTGGGGTGTCGGCATAGGGCTGGTAGTGCTGGAGGTCCTGCGTACGAGCCTGTCGTCCGCGAGGCCAAAGCATGCTGAAGGCCTGGTCGGCTGTCAGCCGCTTGTTCCCGCCGACGTTCAGTTGCTTGTCGCCGACCGCGAAGGCAATGACGTTCGCGTCGACCTCAACACCGAGCCTCTGCTCCAGTCCCGCCCACGCGTCCACCATGGTGAGAGCCTGCGCGTCAGTGCCGGGTCCGGACCCTGGCCGAAGAAGGCGGGTCGACAACGCTGAGACCGCAGTGACACGCGGACGGCCGTCCAACTGTTCCCACGCGGATAGGAGAGTGTTCAGAGCCTCCTGGGCCGCGTCGGCATCCTCGGCTCCTCGCAGTGCGCGCATGGCTTCTGCGGCATCTCCCCCCGGCTCGTCGGACAGGTGACGGAGCAACTGGGTGAGCGTGGCGTCTACATACTCGTAGTCGCTTGGGGCCAACGCACTGGTGACAAGCCCCCAGAAGCGGCGAGGGTCTTCCCCGTAGAAGCGCACCAGGCTTTCTACAACACCCAGTCCCCCTACAGAGGTTTCACTGAGCCACACGACAGAAGGGTCGCTGCTGGTGGCACCAGGCGCCACGTCGACGATCAAGTCCCCGTCCTGTGAGTCGGGGCAGGCTCGCTGCGCGGCGGCGAGGATCGCCGCGGCCACCGTGTCGCGATAGGCGCGCTGAGCGAGGTCCTCAGTCCGGGCAGCAATATCCGGGTCGACGAGGTGTTCGGCCGCACGGTCAACGGCGGCGAGAACCCGTGCGTCGCGCAGCAAGTCCGTGAGCCCTTGAACCAGTCGCGCATTCTCGACAGCGTGGTCGGGGTCGCTGTTGTCGCGGTAGAGGACGCTCAGGATGCGAGGCAGCTCCCCGGTCCACGCTCCGTTAGCGAGTGCTGCTCGGATCTCCCCAGGAGTACGAGATCCCTTGAGGCCTTCGAGCGCGAAGGCGGTGAGATAGACCTGGCTGAGCCACGCACGCTGGAACTTGTTCGCGACGTCCTCGAGAGCAGGATCCTCGGCGAAGGTGTACGAGAACGCGAGTGACCGCCACTGCGGAGACGACAGGTACTCCCTGACCACAGCTTCCGAGGTGTTCAGGGGCCTGAGCAGGATCTGTGCAGCGTCGACACCTAGCCGGAAGCCGAGCGCAGCTGGCCTGCCGTGTAGTTCGTAGTAGACCTTGCGTGTCTCGACTTCTCCGCGTTCGAGCGCCACCTGACAATCGGCGCCGATGGTCATGCGCCGCATCTCGATGGGATTGCCGGCAGCGTGTGTGGCGAAGCGGACGGCCTGCACGCGCTCGTACCAGAGAGACGGGTTAGGAATGTCGGCCGGGGCTGGAGGCGCCTCCTCGGACACAACGATTTGAGTACCCCAAATGGGGAGACCCTGTGATCGGTCGGAGATTTCCTTGCCTGGCTGCTCCAGTTTCAACTGTGTGGGCCGGAAGACCTGAAGTCCCTCCGGTCCATGCCCATCGGGATACCAGGTTCCCTCGGGATCAGCGTGCTGCACGATCTGGGGGAGTGGCAGAGTGCTGCTGCCGGCGGGTGGAACTGGGAGCCACGTGCGGTGCTCATCACGGCGGTGCCCGAACCGTCGGCTGACGCGCCCCGGTACGGCCTCGCGTAGCGCCCTGGCGATCGGCAGTTGCTCCAACGTGTCGTTCGTATTGAACGGCAGGAGCAGCTCGACCTCCGGCAGATTCAGCGGATCGAAGAGTGAGCGCGTAATGAACTCGGGGAGGAGCGAGCCTTCCTTCGCGCCCGGATCGATGCGCTGGAATGACCAGTCGCTGCGCAGGCGCCGCAGCGCCGTGGGAACGACAGACAGCAGGAGTGATCGGGGCTGCTCCCACAGCAGCGCCTGTACCTCGTCTGCGCTGACCTGCAGAGCTCTCCCCAGGTGCTGGGCAAGCTCGTCCTGCAGATCGGGCTTGTCGAGGATCGCCTGCAGCAGGGATGCCAGCATGTCGTGGCCCGGCCGGTCCTCGTTGCGCACGGCATGGCCTGCGGGCGCCTTGAGGATCTTTCGGGGGTTGGCCCACAGTTTCTTGGAACGGAGCTTCCGGCTTGCCCAGTCCAACAGGGCCTGGGTGGCTTGGATCTTGAGTACGAAGCGGTTGCCGATCGGCAGGCTTCGTGCAGGCACCTGAGGCGCGAACAGGGTCTCGTACGCCTGGTATGCGAGTCGGTCCCGTCCGTAGTCCGAGAGGGTAACCACGGTCATTGGCCTGGTGCCGCGTTCTCGGCCAGCGCGCCCTCGGCGCTGGATGAACGCTGCGGCGTCACGGGGCGCTTTGTGCTGGAGTACCAGGCCCACTCGTGGGTCGTTGAAGCCGACTTCTAGGGAGGCCGTCGCTACGGTCAGGTTCGCGTCGTGGTCGACCCCGACGTCCTGAGAGGACGTACGGCCAACATGCAGGTGGTGCAGTTGCAGGGTGGGGTCGAGGTCATGCCCGATCTTCTCGGCAATGTCCCACGACTGACCGTCCAGGTAGCGCGCAGCATGCTCGTCACGTTCAGAGGAACGCAGGCCCGCAAGCACGGGCCTGCGGCCGTTACGGCGGCCGGCGCGGTTCTGCCCGCCTTCCGCATCGCGGAGATCGTTGTAGAAGCGGTTGGTGACGTCCAGATCGTCCGTGAACAGGAAGCCCGTAGAGCCGTACAGATATTGCCTCTTGTCCAGGTCGAGCAAGCGGCCATGGAGCATGGCCGTTTGGATCGACGTAGACAGCAAGCTTGTTCCCGACACTGGGTCGCCGCGGAGTGCCACGGCGTACTCACGCCCCTCGAACGTCATGTCCTCGTCGGCCGGTTCAATCGGGTCGACATCGACCGGACGCAGACCGACGAGTTGAGCGAAGAACTTGTCCGCGTCACGAAGAGTCGCGGAGAGACCGACGAACGTCATGGGACGGCGGGCTGCCTCACGCCAGCGGCGCAACAGCAGTGCCACCTGCGCGCCGTGAAGCCCGCTATAGGTGTGGACCTCATCGAGGAGCACGAGGGAGGGAGCAGAGTCGCTGCCACGCCAGCCGAGCAACCACTCCAGATAGCTGTCCCCGCTACAGAGGTTCAGCATCTCCGTCGTGGTGAACAGCAAATCCGGAGGGTTCTTCTTGAGGGATTCCCGGGTGAGAGCAAGACGCCCGTCCTTCAGGACGTAGCCGCACCTGGTGCAGTTCAGTTGCTCGCGGCCACGCTGGCGGTCCTCGTCTGTCCACTGGAGCTCCCCAGTGCCGCAGTCAGGGATGGGGCATGGCAGAAACGGGCACACGACGCCCCGGGGAGTGCGCTTCCAGGCAGTGGCGTGACGTGAGTTCGGTTCCAGCCTCTGATCCCGAGCATTCCATGGGGTATCACCGTAGAGCGCACCGACTCGGATAGGACGTCGCCTGCTCTCGTGCAACGCCTGCTCGATGTCGTCAACAGACCGGATCGACTCTCGCAGTTGGTCGCGGAGGAGTTCCTTGCGCGGATAGAGCGCCAGTGTGTGAACGCGCTTTGCCACCCCAGGGCGCGCGTGTTCCGCCATCGCTGCGAAGGCCGGCAGGTAGAACGAGAGCGTCTTACCGCTACCCGTACCAGCTCCGACGATGATCCCCTTGGACCGCTCAGAGCTGAGCGAGGCGAATACGGAACGGGTGGCATCCAACTGGAAGCGTGCCAGTTCGCGGCCCTGCAATTGGGCTGATGCTACGTGTTCTTGTACCTCACCCCAACGCGGAAGCTGTGCGAGGACGCGGAGTGCTTCGGATGCCGGGATGTTTCGGCGCGGGTAGCGTCGCGGAGCTACGTGCAGCCGATAGTCAGCGACGAGGCGCCGCTGATGCTGCCACCAACCCTGCCGCTCCTCCTGCGCCCACCCACCTCGGGCAAAGAGCTGCCGAAGACCCGTCGTGAGCCTGAGCGACTCCGCCAGCCGGGTGCGATACCGCGGCGGCGACGTCACAGGCACCGGCACCTCGAACAGCAAGGCATGGAGCAGGAACTCTTCCAGCACAGAATCAGCGGACATGCCGGCCGGGGCATCCTCGTGACTCTGCAAGAGACTATCGATGGTCTCTATCACCTCGGCTTGGGAGAGCGCAGTCTCTGTGACGCCCCAGGACAGCAGCGGCAGTTCGCGGTTTTCCAGGTGATTCAGGAGTTCGTTCGCAAAGCGAACGCCGAGTTGCTCTGTCACGCTCCGGTCCTCTGCAGGGTGATGTGGATGTCCATCTCGAACTGGCGCAGCAGCGCAATGTCGCCATCTGTGATGTCGCGGAGCGTGGGGCTGGGGCGCTTCTCCAGCAACTTCAGAAGTTCCAACAGTTCGCTGGGGGGATCACTCTTGTCCTGGAGGGACTCCGCGAGAAGGGCGTACGTGCTGGTGAAGAGGGTGACGTCCGACTTGGACAGGGTCTTGGTTGCCACCGCCTGTCGGAGTTCCTTCTCCCGGTTGCGCGCGGCCTCGCGTTCGTCGCGCGAGAGCATGGGGATCCGGGCCAGGGGAAGGTCGGCGACCTGTGCCGTAGCCCAGCCGACCCATGCCGTGCTGCTATGACCCTTGAGCTTGCCCGAGAGATCCTGGACTTTCTTCCTAGCCGTGTTGAAAACCGTGTCACTGGGAAGCCCGTTAAGGGCCTTCCGCTCAAACGCCGTGCGCGCGGTGTCGACGCCTGAAAGATCCGGCTTGTGTGCCGCTCCCAACGCCGCAAGCGTATGGCTCAACTCCACTTGGGCTCTGAGCTCGGTTAGCGCCGCGCGGAGTTCCTTCGAGCGGCTCAGAACGCGAGCGGCTTCCTTTTCCCCGACAGCACCTGCAGCGATCTGGCGGGCACGGTTCTGCAGTTGTACGGCCTTGTCGTACACAGACAAGTTGGTCACCAGTCCTCCCTGTCGTCTTCGGCGGACGGGACAGCCGTGAGTGCCTGCCACTCCACACAGATTTGCCCGACGTCTTCCGCGGCACTGTCACCTGCGGAGCCACTAGACCGTGAATCGGCGCTGGCGAGAGCAGCGTCCAGCCATTCGTCGCTTGCAACGAGTAGTTGCTGAATCGCCCTGAGCGAGTCGCCGCGTTCCTCGACGGCGGCGATCACGCGGGCGTTGTGGCGCGAGGTAGCATCGCGTGTTTCGTCGGCTGCCTTGGCCAAGTCGTCCTCGAGCGCCGAGATGGTTTGCCACGTTGCGCCCTGTCCGCGCTGCAGGAGAGTCTCAAATTGGCGTGTCTGCTCAGCTGTCAGAGGTAGTCCAACCTCGCGGGCCGCGTTGAGCGCATCGCGCATCGCGGCCATGGCCTGGACGCCGGTTGTGCCTCGGGGGTGACGCTCCCGGATCGAGGCGAGCAACTCCTCGTGGCGGGTGAGTTGCTCCTCGACCAGGGACGGCCAGGATGCAAATCCGGCAACCGCTGGCCGAACCCACTTCGGGAGTTCCGCTACTTCAATGTCCCAACTCCACGAGGATGTTGCCTTGTCGAGCAATGGGAGCACCCGTGCGGCATCGATCATGTTCACACCGCCGATGCCTTGCGCGATGCCAACGGAATACCGGAGTTGTTTCACGAGTTCTGGTCGTGCCTTGAGATGGCTCCCAAGCACGTCTATCCACTTCACAGTGCGCATCGGCTGGTCCCCGCGACGCCACTCTTGGCCATCGTCCAGGGCAGCCGTAACGAGTTGAGCCGTGGGCATTCCCGGTCGTGCTCGGCCTGCCAGCGCCGCTCCAAGCAAAGATGCCCGGAATCCGATGACCAGGTGGTCGTCAGAGAATTCCATGTGCCGCTGCAACCGTGCGGTGAGGTCGGGCTGGTGCTTGTCTGCCAGCGTGGCCAACCTGCGAATGTCCTCAGCCCGTGCTGGCAGATTTCGTTCTGCCCTCAACAGGCTGTCGAAGAACCAACTGTCCTTGGGGCGGCGGGAGAACGTGATGGGCGCGTTCTCGATCCCGGGCAGGTTCTCCTTTGCGCCCTCGATTGACACGACCGTTGCCTTGGACGGCCAGGCTGCCCTCCGAATGTCGGTAACGGCCTGCTCCCGCATCAGTGGAGAGTTCCAGAGGTATCGCTGCACGACAGCCGTTGAAACGGTGCTTCGGATCCGATTGGCGGTTGCTGTGTCCAGCCCGCCATCACGGGTAAGCCACTCGTCAACCGTCTCCAGCATTCGCTGGACTCCTGCGGGGAGTTCGTCTCGCTTGACCGGGGTGGTGGCTTCTGGCTTCGATGCGCTGGTGCCTGCCTGCTCCGGACCAAGCGCCGGGGTGGGCCGGCCAGCGTGATGGCCGCCGTCTAGTGGCTCTAGTGAGAAGGCATCCAGAATGGTGGGGTGAAGGTTGTTAGCGTGCTCGGGAGCATCTCCCCAGAACTCGAGCACGAGATTACGTCGCTCCAGCGAGACAGGGTCGTGATCGTTCTCCGCCACGAAGTTTCGTACGTCACGGCTGAGGGGCTTGTCGACCTTGGTCGGTCGGAACCGCTGCCGGAAATCTGGATCAGGGAACTCACCTTGACGAATGGCGCCAGAGTGTTCCTTCAACACTGGCCGCAGGACACTCCCCAGCACGGTGCGTGGGTTGAAGGACCAGGGCTTCTCCTGTGGGGCGGTCGAATGAACCGCCCGCACTAGAGCAGACTCGTTGAACGGGTATAGACCGTAGCCGTCTGCGGTCGCTCCGAAGGCCTCATGGCACTCTGCCTGTAGGGGGCATGTTGCGCACTTGTTGGGGATTTCGTCCTTGGCGCGCTCCAACGCTTCGCGGCCGACGCGTCCAGCGTTCAAGTAGCGACCAGCGAACGAGGCGATCTCTGAGCGCCCCGGCTCCTCTGCGCTGAAAGGGACATCCAAGTGGTAGACGTAGCCGGTGGCTGCCTGTACGCGGGTCAAGGCCGTCTCTGGCAAGGACTGGAAGTATCCCGTGGTCACGGCCATGAGGCTGCGAATAGGGGCGAGAGTCGTCTTCCCCTCACGGTTGGCGGCTTCTACCACGGCGTCAAGGAGATCCCGTTGAACGCCTTGGATCAGTGCGAAGTCCTCGATCAGGAGAATGATCTCTTTGCCCTGTCGGTGGTACTCCTCCCGTACCTGTTTCATGGCATCAAGGAGCCGGCCAGCACCTAGGTTGGCAGCACTCTTGATGGCGGCTTCAAGATGGCTATTGAGTAGGTCTACCGCGATGGCTTGAAGGTCGCCTCGGGTACTGATGGTGCCGAGCAGTCTCTGGGCCATGCCCGACGCGGACTGGATGTCGCGAATGTCGAGTGGGAGGTCACTGACGCTGAAGCCTTCGGGACGGTCCGTCTGCCCGGCCTGACGATTATGAATGAGCTGATGGGCCAGTTCAGGTACGAACTTTCCCGGTGTGAGCAACTCGGCGCGGACGTGGGGGTCGAGGAGGAGAGCGGCCAGCTTGCCAGGGCCGACGAGCATGCGGGCCAGTGGCCGCGACTCTGTATTGGGCGAGGTTGCTTCGAGTGCTTCGCTCAACTCGTTGAGGATGCGCCTCGCCAGGGACTCTTCGTCGATGTCGTCAGTGAACCTGTTGATGTCTTCTTTCAGTTGAGCCAGGTCACTGCTCTCTGCCTTCGCGATGAGAGTGCTGATAACCGCCTTGAGGCTAGTCTTGGACTTCTCGAGGTAGATGACCTCGCGCTCGTCAGCCCCTTCGTCCATCGACGCGAGTTGCTCGCGGACCCATCGGACAAGGTGCGATTTGCCCGAGCCTGAATCACCAACGACCGGCATGAGCAGGGCGCCGCTGTCCGGGCGGAGCGCCAGGAAGTCTTCGAGTACTTCCCGCTCGCCGATCGGGTCACCTTCGAGGAGGAGTTCCCTCTCATCCATGATCCGGGCTCGCTTGATGCGCAGCGGGGCATGGGTGGCCAGGAAGACTTCCCTAGATGGGCTGACCGCCTCGGTGTTGATCGTGGAGGACGCCACTGCTGGCTCCCAGCAGAGCATTCCGCGGAAGTCAGCCATGGTCGGCCTCCAAGATAGTGATATCGCTGACGGGGCGAGGGCTGGCTGGCCGATCTGGATCGTGCACGTGAAGGATCTGCCGGGCGTCATCGTCGTGGTCCAGACGGATCCATTTCTCATCGTCGCCGCGGAGCAACGCAAAGGAGAGAGCAGTGCCTGCCACGTTCTCGCCAGGAGTGGGGATCCCGACCGCGAGCGAATGCACGCCCCCCGGCAGCACCGGCAGGTTCTCGCGCAGAACCTGCAATGCCTCAACGGCATTGATGCGCTGCCCTGGTTGCCATAGACCGTTCACCGTCTGCTTCACGGCCACGGTGCAGTCGGGGACCAGTGGACTGCCGCCATCAGTGCGAAAAAGCGGGGCAGCTGCGAGGCCCAGAGCGGGCGCCCAATAGCCAAAACGGGTCCACCGTGTGCCGTTCGCGAAGAGGGGAAGAACCTCCGGCCGTAGGAACTTTCGATCCTTTCCATCCGGTTTATCCACGAGGTCCTGCGCGGTGAGCCAATCTACTGCGGGCTCCATCGGATCGTGCATTAGGAACCAGGCAAGCGCACGTGTCAAGTCGCGGGGGCCGGTCCTCTCGTTATCAGCCCCCAACTCCCTGTTGTATTCGGCATCGAGGACCGCTCGGCGCAGGATGCAGGTGTAAGCAACAAGGTCATCGTTGCCTGCTAGATCCCTGGCCTTGCCAGCTAGGGACAACTCCTTGCTTTCCTTATCGACGTGCACCAACCCCAAGTCTTGGAGGGAACTGAGTGCACTGTCGAAAGGAGGTCTTGGCTTCGCCTCGTCTGCTCGCAGAGGCGGAGGACTCAGCAACGCCCGCGCATCATCAAGGGCGATGCTCTTCCCGAAGTAGGTGAGGAGACGCACCACAGCCCATGTCTGTGAGGGAATGGCTGCCTCTACGTTCAGGAGCGTCATCAGAGTTCCTCCAAGGCGCGGCGGAGCGACAGGTTTGCCGGATGGACATCCACGAGCGGCGTACCCCGACGGTCTGGGTGATGCATAGTCCGAGGATGGATCAAGTAAGTGGGTACATCCCACGCGAAGCGCGTCGCCACCTCAGGTCCCATAGACGCTGTGTTGGGGTCCATCATCCAGATGACCGGCCCACGCCAGCTCTCCAGTAGTGCCCCGTCACCATCAACGATCACGGTACGGGTCCGCGCTGTTGTCTGCAGCTGGCCCATAAGGCGGCCGTCCATGCCTGGCCCTCCGACCACGGCCGCTCCGCGGCGAACCAGACTCTCCACCAAACGGGCAGCCAGGACGTGATCGCCGGCATCCTGCCACCACAGGCTCAAACAGTGGCGATCTCCGAAGTACTCGACCAGAGGTAGGCGCCTGTGGTTCTCGGTCGCTGGCAGCAGAGGGCGTGGCTCCCCGGCAAGCCGGTAGAAGCCACTGGGCGTCGGTTCGGATTTGGCCCGGCAGTGGGGGCAGCCTCGGCAGGTGATCCCCGTACGGCGATACCCTCCGCTGTGCGGGATGCGATAGTACGCCCCCAGCACATCGCCGATGCATTGATTGCCTCTCAGAGCAGCCTTGAGTTCGCGCAGTGCCGATGCTCGGCCATGCAGCAGCTTTTGCCGCTCATCTTCAAAGCGGGCGTAGAAGTGCTCTTTACTTCTGGCCTGAGAGTCAAGGAGCTCAATCTCCGCATAATCATTGGCCGTTGTGTAGTACTGCTCTAGTCGCGCCCTCCAATCAACCTCGGACTCATCCACCATCTTTGTCGGCCGCTGTGGTGGATGGACGGCCACGAGCCCGGCGCGCACCATGAGGTTGAGGACCCGGATATTCCATTGCCGGTTCCGATGGAATCCCTCATTCATGTCCGGAGGGAAGGAATCAAGGCTGACCCGGTGGTGGTCGCCAACCATGGTCCGATCATGGAACATCGCTTCCCACCGCTGCCAAGCGCGAGGGGCACCGATGACCACCTCGTCGCTCATGTAGTCGGCGATCTCTTCGTCCCCGCGTGTAGTAGCTAGATACGCGATTGAGGGGCTGCCGTCACGTCCTGCTCGGCCGACCTCCTGGTAGTAGCGATCCACTGTCTCAGGAAGGCAGGCGTGCACGATCGTCTTGACATCGGCGAGGTCAACGCCAAGGCCGAACGCCGAAGTGCCAACGACGATGTCGTACTGAGTCGCGCTCTTGCTGCCTTCCCCGGTCTTGCCGCTCCAGCCTTCCAAGGCTTGGCGACGCTCAGGTTCGGTGGAGTCACCGGTCACGTGAGCTACTCGGTGCAGTCCATGCGCGTGCAGACGGCTTGCCCACTCCTGAGCATGCTCGACCTTTGTCGTGTAGACGATCATGGGCTTCGGCAGGTACGAGACAGCTTCGAGGATCGCTGCTTCCCGCGCCCCCTCACTGCGGCAGGCGTCGATGTAATAGCTCGGCTCATGGCGAAGCTGGGACGCCCAGACGACCCTCGCCCGTTGCGGAGAAGCGAACAGCAGGTCAAGCGTCTCCACCTGCTGCGCGGTGAGCGTTGCACTCATCGCAACAGTGATGGGCTGCCGGCCCTGCGGGGCCTTGCTGATCCAGATGCGACGGTGACTCGCCATCGTTTGAAACTCGGTGCGGAAGCTGTTGCCCCATTGCTCGACAAGATGTGCCTCGTCGATCACGAAGTACTGGAGCAAGCCTGCCTCGGCCGCGTCCTCCAACGGTTTCTTCAATTTCCCCACGAGCGACTCAGGAGACGTGAACACAAGCCTCTGACGGCCTGTAGCAATGTCCTCCCTCATCTTCTGTTGATCTTCGATCGGGAGGCCGCTGGTGTATGCGTATCGGCCCGTGGGGCTGTGATTACCCTGCTGCTCGACGATCTCGAAGGTGCGTCGCTCCAAATCTGCAGCGAGAACACTCGTGGGGACAACGACCACGGAGACGCCGCTGCCGGTACTCGACAGAAGAGCGGGAGCCATCGCCACCGCGGTCTTTCCGTGCCCGGTGGGAAGGCAGATGATGGTGGTGCTCCCCGGCTCGGCAAGAGCCACAGCCCGAGCGGCTTGCCGTTGCCCAGTCGACACATAGTGACTGTGATGTCCGCCGAGGGCGGCTGTGAAGAACGGATCGGCTGGATACGACTCCAGTTTGCGATGGTGTGGCGAGTCCGCACCGAGGTGGATCTGGCGAAGATCCTCTTGAGCCGCGCGACGAGACGCGTCGCCGGAGACCGGCGGATGCCATGGCAAGGCCGTCACATACAGATGCGAGCCGCCGTTGCGCAGCCCAGTCTGGCAGCGAATCTCCTCCCACTGCTCGCGAGTAGGCAAGCGCGGCAGGAGCGGCACCGTGAATCCGGTTGTGTTCTCTCGGGCTTGCGCTTCGAGGAGGATCTGTCGAGTCAGTGAGGCGATGTCGCGCCACCCGCTTGACTCGTCAGCCAAGGCGTCACGGAGCCTGCGGAGTGTTCCCCTCGCATCGGGAACCTCAGGAAGTTGCCGAAGATCACGGTGCTCTGACAGATGCTTGAAGAGCGAGTTGGCACCGGTCCAAGCGTCAGTCGCCACGACGGACCCTCCTGAGCCCCGTCTTCAGCAGACACGTTGCGGATACGAGTTGAACGCTCGGATTGCTCAGTCCCTGCACCAACGCCTCAGTGATGGCGACGTCGACGAGATAGCCCTCTCCGTCCCCTAGAAGCCGACCAGCTGCTTGGCGAGCTTCCGCTTGCGCTCTCATCACGGTGAGGCGCTCCCGGCCCTGCTGTTGGGCCTGGTCGCACTTGTCGGCCAGATTGGTTACGCGTCGGAGCTCCGCTCGGGCGACGGTTTCCGCGTCACGTGCAGATGCTGCGTAGCCGGGCTGCCCGTCGAACAGGTTCATCAACTCGTGGATGTTTCCAGGGTTGTAATTGTGATCCGTAGCGCCGTAGGGGGCATCGAGCCAGGCCTGGGTGGCTTCGTCGGTCAGGGCCTCGGCGGCCCCAGCCGGCACCCAGACCTTCAGCGTGAAAGACGGGAGAAGCTGCTCAGCCTGGCGCCTCAATGCCGCCTCCGCGTCGCGGGCATTCCGCACGAGCGGCAGTGCCAGTGTGAGCGCCGAGGAAATATCGGCTTCGACGAGATAGTCGAAGCCGAAGTAGGGCTCCGGCTCCCCGCGGTAGCTGGCATCAGCGCGCCAGAAGGCTGTCGCCTGCCCGCGGTCGTCGTACCACACGACGTTCGCGAGCGTGTCGACGAGTGGGCTCCCAATGCGGAACAGACGAGTGCCGGGAGCCTTCAGCGCCTCGGACCGGCTAAATGTGCCCTTGGCAGTCTCCGCTGTGAGGCTCTTGCGGTGGTAGAGATGCGGGGAGATGAGGGTGCGCGATCTGATGTCGAATACCTCGCACATAACGTCATTCAACTTGCGCTCGGTGTGGCGGAGTTTGATTCCGTGCGAGCCATCTCGTCCGGTGTACCCGAGCATGGCTGCACGGGTGGCACCCCAGCCGGCTTCGAACGTTGCGAGTTGCTCGGCGAAGTCAATGTCTTGGGGGGAGGTGTCAAAGATCGACTCGAGAGTGTCCATCTTGTCGATTTCGCGGCGGGCCTTGTCTAGCTGCTTCTGGACGGTCTCGGTGAAATCGACCAGTCCATCTGGCCCGTGCTCAAGTGCTTGCGCCCAGACATCAGCAAGTCCCTGAGCGATGGCGTCCTGCAGCGTGGATACCGACTCGTTCTCGGTAAAGATGCGGTACCCATTGATGAGCAACGACAGCCATGCCTCGGTGTGGGCTTCGGCGTCCGTGAGTACGAACTGGTTCGGTTTCTGGCGCTGCTCGCGGGATTCGACGTAGCGGTCTGTGCGACCGATGCGCTGCTCGAGTTGGTTGGGCGACCACGGTAGCCGCACGTGGATCACCCTCTGGGCAACCTGGAGGTTCAGGCCGTCCTCCGCGGAGTCGTCCGCGATGAGAACCGCAGCCTCTTCCTTGGTGGTGTGCTGTCGCCATGCCGCGATGGCATCTTCAGACGCTTCGGGCCCGGCGCTACGAGTATGCTCGAAGAAGGCGACCTTGGGGAATCGTGCGCGAAGGCGTTGGGTGAGTCTCGATGCGAGTGTGCCTGGGCCGCAGAACGTGATGGTGCGTCCGCGCCTACTCAGGGCCGGCAGGAGGGCGGTGATGAGGTCGTCGATTTCGGCGGCGTTGTGACTGTCTGTGATCTGCGATTCGAGGCTTTGCAGGCTCTTGAACTCGTGAGGCGCCACTGGTGGGTTCGCGAGGTGGTTCCGCTCGCGGGGGCTCAGGCCGGCACGCTGTGCGGCTTCTTCGTCGCGATGGACCCGCCATCGAAGTGCGTCGAGATAGTCGGCGGATGTGCCACCGAGTCGGGAAGCGAGCACGGCTAGCGCGAGGCCGTAGGAGTCGCGCTCGCTCTCAAGGCCCTCATCGAGGAGGTACCCCCACAACTGGGTCTGCCACTCCAAGAGGTTGTCCACGGCTGGGTCATACGACTCGGCCGTCAGCCGTGTCGGCTCGGTGCGGCCGCGCACTTCGTATGCGGCTGCGGCTGATTCATCGTTGTCGTTCAGTACACGTGACCTGCGGTGCCTGATGACGCGGCGATGCAGCCGATAGGTCTCGCTGATGTGTGCCCGGAGTTCCGTGACCCGTGCTGTGAGTTCTTGCAACTCTGTCCCATCGCGGAGGTCGCCCTCGATGTCTAGGAGGTCGAGCACGTGGGCTGCAAGGTCGTTGAAGTGGGTGTCTTCCTGGGGCAGCAGCGCCTTGATGATGTCGATCGTGGACGGCAGCAGCGGGTGGAAGTCTGCGTTGAGACTAAGGACGTGGTCTGCCAACTCGGCCCGGTGGTTGTACCGCTGCTCGAACGCCTCCCGCTCGCTCCACTTGTACACGTCGGCATCAAGCAGGTGCAGGAGCCCCAGGTGCGTGGTGTGGCTGGATGTGACTGGTGTGGCGGACAGCAGCAGGAGCTTTGACGCGGAGTGGGCCAGATCGCACAGTGCACGGTAGGTCGGGTCCGTGTTATCGCGATCTTGGACTAGTTGGTGGGCTTCGTCGACTACGACAAGATCACTACCGTGGTGCCGCTCCCAGAGTTCGGGGGTGTCGTGCGAGATGATCTTTACGCGCGGACGGAAGTCATCGGTGAAGAACTTCGTGCGCAACTCGGCCAACCACTGGAGACGCAGGGAATCAGGGACGAGGAAGACGACGCGTGCCTGCGGGTTATCAATCAGGGTCTGCAGTCCCACGTACCCGGCCTCGATCGTCTTGCCGAGCCCAACTTCGTCGGCGAGGAGATACCGCTGGACCGGGTCCGAAAGCACGGTCAGTGCGGCGCGAACCTGGTGCGGGTAGATCTCGGCGGCGGCCGCCAGGAGGGCCGGGGTGCTGGCGCTGGCAGCGCGCTGCGCGACCAGGTTGTGCAGCATGGGGATGCGTGCGTTGTAGAGATGCCCGGATTCGTTGCCGCCAACAACTAGGACCTGGAGGGGGTCGCGTACTGGCTTGTTCCAGCGCACCCGGAGGTCGGCCTCATAGACCAGATCGTCCAGCTCGGAGTTGGGGTATCGCACGGAATAGTCGTGCGGGGCAGGGGCCCGGCCCACAACGCGGCCAGCCTTCCACTCGCCGGTGCTGCGGTCGTAGTGGAAGACGCGGGTCTCAGGTTCGAGGCGTACGTGTCGGCAAGCTATCGCGGGAACGGTCTGGGGCTCGATCGCGGGCTCGGCCATGGACTCGAAGAAGTCCACGCGCAGCGAGCCGTCGGTGATCGCGCCCACCCGTCCGATTCCAGGGCTTCCCTGGAACTCGACGAGGTGTCCGACTGCGAAGCCCGAAGCCATCTTCTGGTCGCCCCCACCTGCTCGTATGACAATGCTCATGAGCCTAAACGGAGGCACTGACAACAACGTCAAAGATGGCAGACTTGGATTCGCATAAGCATTCGAGAATGGCCGTGAGGCGCCGCGCTAGCCGGCCAGTTGATGTATGGCATAACAGTGCAGGCTCGCTCAAAACGGGCAGATAGAAGGTGTGAGGAACCCGGGGCTGCACGCGACGATGGCTGAAACCCTCCATGCTCTTGGCTGAACTCGGCCCTCGCGCCGAGGCCGACGAGTCCGCTGACCGCTCCCACAAGGTCTCGATCTAGACGATCCCGGCCGTCTGGCCCAGCCCGAGCCGAAACCGGAGAGAGGCGCTGACCTGCAGCTTGTCAATTCTCTCGGCAAGTGTCAGTGGCGTGAGTTGTACTGTCTGGGCGCCTCCCGCCTTCGTTCCGCTCAACGCAGGCCGGCGAGTTCCTGCCACACCAAGACAGAAAGAAGATCGTGAAGGTCCCCGCTCCAGCCGGTATAGCCACGCTCGTCGCCTACATCGCCACCATCCCGGCCGCCAACCTGGCCGTCACGCACATCGGGGCCCTACCTGTCGGCTTCGGCTATGACGCCCCAGCCGGCGTCTACATGGTCGGCTTGGCCCTCGTGCTCCGCGACCTCGCCCGTGAGGCCGCGGGCCGCAAGGCAATCCTCGCGGCGATCGCCGTCGGCACCGTCGTCTCCTACTTCCTCGCCGACCCGGCCCTGGCCTTCGCGTCAGCCGCTGCGTTCGTCGTCGCCGAACTGATGGACTTCGCCGTTTACGAGCCGCTCCGCACACGAGGGCTCCTTGTCGCCATGCTCGCCTCGAACGCGGTAGGCCTAATCGCCGACAGCCTGATCTTCCTCAGGATGGCCTTCGGCTCCTTCGACTACCTGCCCGGGCAGATCCTCGGAAAGGCCTGGATGACCCTCGGCGCTGTCGCGGTCCTTGCGCTCCTGCGTCGCCGGAAGAACGCCACCGCAGAAGCCTTGCCCCGCGCGTAACACAGCGAGATCGACAACTATGGACGGTTCGTTACCCTTTGACCAGACGATCATGGGGGGACCGTGGGCAACCTGCAGAACAAGAAGCTGATCATCAGTGTCGGCGCCGTGTGCGCCGCCACACTGGCCTCGGGCGGCTGGTGGATGATCTCCAAGGGGGACTCCACCAGCACCTGGGACCGCTCTCTCACCTACGCCGAGCAGACGACGGTCCCTGTCGACGGCGGCCGCATCGAGGTCGCCTACCAATCCGTAGATAAAGCGTCGTCGAACATCCCGGACTATGGGGACCGCACGTACACGCCGCACGTCTCGGTGACGGCATACAACGATTCCACCGAGGCGAAGACGTACACGATCAGATTCGACGTGTCGCGGGCGGGTGCCCCTGTGCGTACCAGCAGTAATGCCATAACTCTGTCTCGGGTGCAGCCCGACAGCAGGAGCCGCGGCCAGTACGAAATCACCCAGAGGGAACGCAGTGGGGAGCCCGGGGCGTCGGAGCAGGAGACATACGTCGACAGTCCGACGGGCAAGGACTTCACTCTGGAGATACGAGAGGTTAAGTCAGAGAAGTACTACACGGAATCCGGATCTACTCGCTGACATCACCCGCCTCCGCCTCGGCTGCAGCCGAGGCGATGGGCTTCGGCTTGGTCTTCGCCTGGGACTGTCGCCCGGCTCTGATCCGTTCGACTTCCTGACGGGCGTCCTCGATGGGGTATCCGGCGTCTTGCAGCATGCGGATGCCAGTCTCAAGCGAGAGGACGCCCGCGGTGACGCCGCGCACCACCTCTTCCAAGATGGCCGTCCGATCGGTGGGGGTGTGCGGGCCGAACACGATGTGAGCAGACAGCGGAGTCCCTGCAGCCCAGCCCTCGGCACGGCCGGCCTGGTGAATCCGCTGCACCATCTTCAACAGCAGCGCGTACTTGTGGGCCCGCGCGAGCCGCATGGAGTCGACTAGAGAGTCGAGAGGACCGAGAGACAGCTGGAGGGCGTATCCGCTGGGCACGTCGGAAGGATCGACGGTGCCCAAGCTGACGGCTGGAAGGCGGGCGTTGACCGCGGCTCTGTCCCGTACTTCCTCAACACGGGCACGAAGTTCGGCGAGTTGGTGCGAGGTGTCAAGCACATCCATGCGGCCGCCATCGGCGAGCGCGAAGATCGTCCCAGGCTCGACCGCAAGCGGCTTGGGCCTGCCGGTTACACGGTCGACCTCGGGGCGCGCGCCAGCCAGGCCGATGATGGGTGCGCCCGTGGTGGCGGAGGCACGCGCGGAGTCCGTGTCGGACTCCGCCAGTTCATCGAGGGCCTGCATGACCTTCGCGAGCATCGGCTGCCCAAAATGCTCACCGTCAGACACCGTGTTGCTGATATGGACGATCGGGACGAAGTCCAGTCGCAGATCCAGCCGGTGTAGAACCTCCCCGTCCCCACGGGTACGGAAGCGGGCCTTGTCCAGCGGCAACTCGTCCAGAGACTGGCCGTGCCGCAGATCGTCCAAGAACCACTCAGCATCGGTCAGATAGCACGTAACGGCCGACGTCTGCCCAGATGCCCAGGGGTACGTCCGCTCGATCCTGCCGGAGCCAGGGTTGTAGCGATCGCCGCGCTCCACGACGAGCCCTCCTGGCCCATCGTCGAATGGCTGCCGTATGCCCTGCCCATCTGCTCCTTCATGACTGCGTGTGGACGGTGTGATGGGGCCGAGCTCGTACGTGATCCGCCGAAGTCGCGCCTTCATTCCCCTCTTGGGGTCTTCAGGGAGCTCCCAGGCCAGGTGTACGCGCTGCGGATAGTCGCCCGGGTCGGCATCGTCCTCGATCACGGGGAAGTAGAAGCCAGGGTCGTACGTTTTGAGGCGGACTCGCTGCTTGTCCGGATCCCAGGCCAGGAGATACAGGCCGTCTCCGAGGAGCACGGCCTTGCGCTCGGCGGCCTGCATGCGCAGCGGGAGCAGCTCGGCCTCCGCCCACGTTCGCAGGCGCTGCTGCACTTCCGCGGCTGCCACAGCCTCGGGCGCTGGGGTGTCGTCGGTGGCGTGCTCGGCGCCGGGCACGATGATCTGCTGGGACTTGCCCAGCAAGTGTGCGAGTGCCGTGTCGACGAACGTCGACGCATCACCGAACTCCCGCCGTTCGGAGGCTGCTTCGTTGCCTGTGAGAGCGGCGAGCTCGCCGGCCTGGTTGTTGTCGTAGGCCGCCATGAGCTTGTACGCGGCGAGACGCCGAACTGCTTCATCGGGCAGCCACGTCGCGTGGAGCTCAGGAGCCAGAGATCGGTGAGGCCGTCCGTCGTGCGCGGCGGACATGATCGGCTTGTAGTTGAGCCACGACCAGGCGTCGGTCAGGAAGGTGCGCAAGCCCACAGGGTTGAGGTCCGTAATGTCGGCCCCGCGCCTCCTTCACCCTAGGTGATCGAGAACCTGCGTCGGTCGGATCGCCCGGGGCGCAGTACTTCCTCAAGACCCGCCTCGGTATCGAGGCCGTTGCGGAGCCCTTCCAGCAGTGGGCGGTGATGCTCGCCCAGAACCTGCTGCCTGCGGTGGGGTGCTGGAGTGAACTCCCCGATGCGACCTTTTTGTGTTCATCGCCGACCCGACAGGCGATTGTCGCCGTACGGGGTCAGAGTGCTACCGGCCTCGCTGGGGGTGGCGAGTTGTGTGAGGGCGTGGACAGCGGCGTCCATGCGGTCCGGCGAGTCCATGCCGGCGACCCACGTCACCATCTGCTGCTCCAGCGCAGACCATTCACCGACATGGTGCACGCGACCCTGCTCGTAGAGCTGCGCGATCGGCTCCGCTCGAAGTCGCTTGCCCTGCTTTGCAGTCACCGGCAGTACCGCGGGCATCAGCATGCCCTCCGTGCGCTGTTCACGCTGCAGTCCCTGCCACGCCTGGTGGAGGATCTGCGTGCTCATGTCGCCGCCGAAGTTTGACTCGACCACGATGGCGTCGGCCCGCAACTCGATGGCCAGCAAGCACGCTTCGCGGCCCCAGGCGTCCGCGCCGCGATTGCCCGAGCGGTCGTCCAGGACGTAAAGGTGTCCGTCGCGATCGGACGCTGCTGCGACGATGCCCGTCTCGTCGCCGACGGCAGACTCTCCGCCTGCCGGGTCGACAGCGACGACGATGCGGGCCAGGTCGATGCCGCGCAGCTGTGCTGCGCTGGTCCGGTTCTCGGTGATCCACGGCCACTGCCACACGCCGCCGTCCTGTGGGCGCGGCTGCTGCATGTACAGCGACCACCACACGCGTTCGCCGACCGAGCGGCGGATCTCGGCGAGTGCGTCGGTGTCATACCGCTCAGGCCACAGCGGTGCACCGATCGCACGGCTGAGGGCGTCATCCTCAGACAGGGCGAGAGCCGGGAGGTCAATGACCGTCCACCGGTCGCCCTCGTCCGCCAGGACACGGCCGGCGAGGTCGTCCTCGTCCCAGCGCGTTTGAATCAGGATCACTGAGCCGCCCGGCTCGATGCGGGTCAGGAGGACGGCCTGCCACCACTCCCACAGGCGCTTACGCATCGTGGGCGAGGACGCTTCCTGAGCGTCCTTGATCGGGTCGTCGACGACGGCGAGGTGGGCGCCCTTGCCGGTGAGGCCGCCGCCGACTCCGGCCATGACGGCGCCGCCCTCGGTGCCGGCGAGGTCGAATCGGTTCGCCGCGCTGGAGCCGGGGCGCAGGCTGACGCCGAGCTGCGGGCCGTAGGTGAGGATTGCGTCGCGGATCCACCGACCGTGGTCGTCAGCGAGGTCGGAGGAGTAGGAGGCGATCATCACCCGGTGCTCCGGGCGCCGCCTCAAGTACCAGAGGGGTGCCCACCTCGCGGCCCTGCGGCTTTTTCCGTGCCGAGGCGGCATGGTCAGCAGCAGCCGAGTCGGCTTTCCGGCCGCGACCTGCTCGAAGGCAGCGTCGATCAGCCCCAGGTGGGGGGCCTGCATCTCCCGACCGTCGGTGAGCACGGAGGCCATCGCGCCCGGCGAACGGTCCATCGCCAGCTCGCGCTCGATCCGCACAAGCCGAGCCCGCAGTTCAGGGGTTGAGGCTGCGGCTATCTCACGGCGTCGCTGCGCGGGAAGCGACCGGTAGAGCTGGAGGACCGCGGCCTCGTCAGCCCTTGCCATCCTCGCCCGCATCGCCCCCGGCAAGGGTGATCAGCCGCTCTAGTTCGTCCAGGCCCGCTGTCTCCACTTGGACCGCGGCGCCGTCCGGGCCGGACAGTTCGGTGCGGGCAGGTCGGTCCAGGCCGAGGAGGCGGCTGCTGCGCTCGATGATCCGTACCGCTCGGTCCACGGCCTGGTAGTCGCCGTTACGGATCGCGGCGCGGTAGACGCCGAAGAAGAGTCGCTCGAGTCGCTCCACCATGAGCTGACGCAGCTCATCGGTGTTGGTGTCCAGAGCAGTGGTGCGCTCGACGAGGGCCTTGGAGACGTCCTTGCAGGCGAGCTCGATCAGCCGCTTGTCGGTGGGAGGCTCCAGCCCGCGTTTGTACTTGTCGATGCCATACCCCTGCGGGTAGGCGATGCCGTCTGTGTTGATCGCAGGGTCGGCGGCCAGCTTGCGGCCAATGGTCAGCCAGTCGACGCCGGCGAGTTTGAGATCGATAGCGTCAGCGCGGCGCTGGGTGATGGCAGCCCGGGTGGCGCGGTTGGGGCGGCCCATGACACAACTCCCTGGGCCCCGCGCCTACTGTCCATGATCCCTGACTCAGCCGCGAACCACGCTGACCTGCGCGTTCACAAAATCACGATCCTAGACACAGGGACACCCGCATCGACAGGAGCGGCGGCGGCGCTCCAAAACGCACTACCCGGCCGCACGCTGTGTCGGCCGAGGACGACGGCAGACCTTCCAGGGGCTCTCACCCCTTGAACAAGTCGAGCACATCCAGGGTGGGACGCACGTCGCCAAACGTTCTGTAGACGGTGTGCAGCGTGGCGTTGTGATCCTGATCGCGACCTGCCGCGTTCGCGTCTGCCACCATGATGACCCGGAAACCGAGCGTGCTGGCATCACGGGCCGACGACTCGCAGCACACGTTGGTGACAGTGCCGGTGATCAGGACCGTATCCACGTCGCGCTGCTCCAACAGCTCAGGAAGGCGGCAGCGGCCAGGGAAGAACGCGCTGGGCGCGGACTTCTCCACCAACAAGTCTTCGCGGTGGACCAAGAAGTCTTGCCAGAGACGGTCGGCCAGAGGCCCGGTGCCACCAGAAGTGCGGAAGAGTTCGGCAATCTCCGGGCCGAAGAACTCGTCGCCCACCGCCGTACGCTCAACCGCCGCCGGCAGCACCCAGGCGACCGTGCCGCCCGCTGCTCGAAGGCTGTCCGCGAGGCGGCTGATGTTCGGCACGATGCCTCGGCAGTACGGATTCTGCGAGACGAAGAACGGCACCATGTCGATCACCGCCAAGGCGGTGCGGGCTGGGTCAAGGTGCGTGAACGCGAACCGGCGGCCGCGACGTTCCTGGGTCTTGTCCCCGATGAGTGGACACCTGTTCGTTTCGTTATGCGGCAAATGTCAGGGGAGCTGACTGCTGTTCGTAGGCGATCGGTGCCTGCTG